CCAGTTGAAATATCAGAACCAGCAGCCCTATATCTTGCACCAACATAATCATTAGTCGAAGAAGTTGTGATTTCTAAAATAGTTTTGTAATGCGTATATGTTGAACTAAAAGTATTTGTAGGTAATGAAACAGAATTTACTCCACTAAAACTAGTGGTGTTGATAAGGGTTAAGCCAGGGGTTGAGGGCGCATATACGCCAAGTGTGGTGTCAATAGCGTCACCAAGGTCTTTAATGGCTTCCCAGCCGTCTTTAACTAAATCTGTTGCAACAGGCGTAGGCCAGCCGTTGTTAGTTGTTGTTCCCATAGATTCCTAGTTTATCCTTTTCTTAAATAACGTCAAGCCATCGAGTTGTGTTGTCTAAATTCTGCCATTGGGTTAATGGGTTGTAGTCTTCCCATTGTACATCAAGAGTTGAGTATATTGAGTTAGAAACAGACATAGTAAGTTCAAGGCTTCTACGAGAAAGATTCCAAGACCACCCTTCCACAAATCCTTCAAAAAATCCGGAAGGTAAAAGCCCTACTGGGATATTGTCCACGTATAGCAAAGTGTCCATAGACACAGCTAGTAGGTCATCACGAACAGTATTGGTCATAGCATCATTGGCTAGGTTTACTGATACTGATTCAAGTGAGGTTCTAGGTGTTCCTCTAAAGTTAACAAAGTTCACAGCTTGTTCTTCAGCGTCAGCTTGTTGAGCTAATATTGTGTTTCTAATTTCTTGTAACAAACCATAATCATTTATTGACGTATCGTTTTGTGCTGCAACTTCAGCAAAAGGGTCATCGTATTGAATTACAACGCTGTTAACAATGTCGGCTGTTTGTAATCTTGTTTGTATATCAGCATTAGCCAAGTTAGCGTCTAGTTCTATTAAGTTATCTGAATAGTTAGTTATTCTTCTTTCAGCATCAGCGTAACCTATTTCAAAATCTGTAGTGTCATACAAGTAACCTAAGCCTGATTGTTGGGTTAAATCTGTAAGGTTATAAGCCTGTTCTATTTGAGCAGGTCTAGCTAGTACTTCGTAACGTCCAGCATCAATTGTGTCTATGCCTTGTATGCCGTAACTATCCCAAGTCTCTGTAGTAAAGTCGTTCCAAGTTTGTGTGTTACTTAAATCTTCCCAAGCAATAAACAAAGTTTCTTGCAGGATACGTTGAATACGTGCGCCGTCTAATTCTTCTGGATAACTAACAGCACCGGCAGTACGTTTAACAAGTAACCCAAGTGCACCTATTGCTTGTATTTGTAATGTATTAGGTTTACCGGCTGCGCCTGCACCCTCAAACCTGTTGTATACACCTGAAACTTCACCTGTAAACAATTTAACAAAAGCACCTGCTGAGTTAGTAACTTCAATAATTACAACGTCTAATAGTTCAACTACTGGGCTTGCGCCATCAAGGTTTAATAATTCTATATTGCAGTAACTTGGCTGGGTTGCTTCAAAGAAATCATTACGACCATAAGTGATTGTGCCACCTGACAAAATGTCATTAGTTTGTACAACACCTGCAATAGTAACCCGATAAGTTGGTGAATAAACTGTCATAGGTTTATCTAAAGCCGAAGTTGAAAGGTTTTATACCTGTTGTTTTAAGTGCTGTGTTTTGCACTTTAGTAATTGTTCTAGCTGTGCCTTGTGGGTCGATTGCACCTCTGACATTGTTGTTAATTACAACTGTTGGCTTTTGGGTGTTAATTCCTACTAAACCTTGTACTTTACCTGATAGTGGGGCATCTGGTGCAAATTGTCCTGTTGCACTTGCAAATTGTCCTATAAGTGAATTGTCAAACGCTGTTTTGAAATCTCTAAATTTTTGAACTGCAGCATCAAGTTTAGCAAACAAACTATCTAAACCATTAACCATAGAAGTTAATAAGTTAACAAATCTTACAAAACCTGAATCTTCACCTGTTGAACTATCAAACGTTCCAGCAAGACTACCAAGACCAGAACCAAGTTCGCGTAAAGCAGCTCCTAAATCATAACCTGCTGTTTCTGCATCTTCAACAACTTTACCAAAAGTTAAAAAGGCTGGTACTGCAGCTTTTCTATCTTGCCCTGTTAATCCGTTTACTAATCCTTTAATTGCAGGTACTAAGTTTTCTTTGATAAAATCAGAAAATCTCAATGCAACTGGTAACAAGGCTTCACCTAAAGTTATTTTAACATCTTCAATATTTGCTGCTAATTGTCTTTGACTGTTTGCTAAGCCATCTGAAGTTCTAGCAAAATCGCCTTGAGCATCTGAAGTTTGTTTATAAATGGCTGCTTGAGCTGCAAGTACTTTGTTAGCAGGTGACAATGCGTCTTTAGTTGTTTTAATTAAACCTAATGCCAAAGCCTCGTTTTTAAGTGTTGCATCGTTAAGTAAAATTCCGTAGCGTCTAATAGGTTCGGCTTCGCCTCGTAAGGCTGCACCTATTGCTTGTATAGCGTCTTCTGGTGATGTGTTATTAAATGAGGCTAGGTCTGATGCTAGTTTTACAAAGCCTATAGAAAATTTAGATAAATCTTTTCCTGTTAAACCTGCTGCTTTACCAAGTGTTGCAAAAGTTGATGCAGCATTAACTGCTTGTTTTCTTGATTGTCCTAATGAATCTGCAGCTGTTTTAGCAAAGTCTTCAATGTCTTTAGAAGCGTCACCAAATATGACTTTTGCTTTTGATATTTCTTCTGAAAAATCTGAGGCTGCACCAATAGCGTCTTTTCCTATTTTTATTGCCATAGCCCCAGCTGCAGCGCCAAGGGCTGCAAAAGCCAAAGCACCAGTTTTTAATGCTGTCCCAAGTTTGTCGCTAAAACTTCTACTTTCTTTATCAGCTTTATCAAGTCCTTTAATAAAGTCTTTAGTGTCAGCAAGTAACGCTAATTTAAGTGTCCTAATATCAGCCATTAAATAGCCCTACTTTTCCAACTACTTGTAATCTTTTCATAACCTCGTAACCATTCCTGGGCAATAACTGGTTGAAATCTAGCCATAGCCTTAAACAACCACCAGCCCTGTTTGCCACTTTGACCAGAGCGTTTTGGAAACTGTTTATATTGCTTTGAACCAAACTCATTACCCATTATCACATAACCAGCAGCAAAAGCACTAGAGCCAACTTTTTGCCTACCACCAATACTAAAACTTGGGGCTTTGTCTGATTTAGATATTCTTATAGATTGTGCTACAGCTATCGCCTGACGATTATTAAAAGGTGCTGATGAAGCTGCGCCTTGTGCATATCTTGCACCTCGTTCTGCTAAATCACTAGCTATTTTTTTCATATCATTTTTTGCGCCATCGTCCATTTTACTAAATGTACGTAACAAGGCTCGATAATCTTTGTCAACCGGAACTAATCTAATTGCTTTAGCCATTAGCTTGCTCGTTCAATATGTCTATAGCCGTTGCCCATATTTCGGGTTCGGCATTGAGCCAATAATCCGGTGTTATCCCAGTTGCTATTGCTAATTCTACTGCTACTCGCCCGACGCTTCGGGCTTGGTAAAATTTGCTGTCTCAAAATCAGAAGCTGTAATATCGGTGACTTTGCTTTTCCAAGTGTCAAAGTTTTCGACTTTTTTGGTAATTCGTTGTTGAATTTTGTGAGCCAAGAATAGAAGAAGTGTGTTACTTGGTGTGCTTTCGTCAATAAGTATTTTAACAATTGACTTGCCTGAATATAATTCTTTTTCTGCAAGTGATAGTTCGATTGGTCTTGTCCATTCTTCAAACTTCTCACCTGTTTCTAGTTCCCATAATAATTTAAGTTTAAGCATTTGTGTGCCCCTGTTCTGTTTGTTGTTGTTATGCTGTTAGGTCTTCGGTTGGTATACCTACAACTTGTAATGATACTGAACAAGTTTGTACGTCTCCACCTGAAGCTGTAACGCTTGGATATTGTGGCAATACTAAACCAGTTAAAGTTACACCGGTTCTTAATGTCATAATAAACGCAATTGTAGTATCTGGGGCTGACTCTGTGCCGTCCCATAATACTTTGTACAAGCTGTTAGGTGTTGCTCCTACGTCGTTCAAAAACTCAATGTCAAGTGTAACGTTTGAGTCAATGTATTTGTAGGCTTTGCCTGCGAGGGTGTCAAAAGTTAATCTTTCTGTATCAAAGTTGATAGCAGAAGAAGTAATCTGCTCTGAGTAGCTATTTCCGTTAACACTCAAAGTTAATTGACGACCACTTAAGATAGTTGTTGCCATTGTTGCCTTTCCTAGCCTGTGTAGGCTGTTTGTAGTTGGATTTCAGCAGATAGCAAATCTGTGCTATTTGTCTGCCTAATTCTCGGACTAGATACTGACAGTATAACCCAATTAGTCGGTATAAGTGCCAAGATTGTTTCTATATCATCTTCCAAGTTTGTTAATGCGCTTGGGTTTGAATACGTAGTGCTGACTATTTCAAGAGTTAGTCTTACGTACCAATTCTTTGAGTTACCAATAGCGATTGGTTCAAGGTATGGGTCGCCAGCTAAAATAAGAGCTGCTGGTGGAATAATAATATCTGGTACGTGGTCGTATGCAGAATATTTTGTGTTATCTGTGATTGCTGTTTTAAGACCTGAACGTAGCGTACTTAAAGGCATAGTTAACCTACTTGACTATTAGAGTCAATATATTTACTTATTAAACCTGTGACTTTGTACAAAAGGGTTCTGCCCATTCTGTATGGGGCTGGTGTGTAATCGAGGGCTTGTTGTGTGCCACCTGCAGCTAGTCTTGATTGAAATACGTCTATTGCAACTTGTAGCACAGCTTCTTCTACAGCTGCTACGCCGTCGTATTGTGAAAGGTCGTTTTCGGCTGCAATACCATTAGGAATAATGTTATAAAATTCTTTGTGAACTGGTACGGCTGCGTTTGTTATCTTAAAAGTGTATGGGTCTACTATTTCTGAAATTGTTTTGTTGCCGTTTACGTGTGCTTCAACACCTGAAATGGCTACTGTTTGTCCTTCATAAAATTTGTGTTCTCTTGTTGTGTGAATTGTTGTTTCGGTTGCTATTGGGCAAGCGTGTTTATCTATTCCGACTTTCCATTGAATAAGAAAATCACCAATAGCGTCTTCTGATGTGTCAATAATTGCGTTTAATGCTGTGTCATCGTAAAGAGTATTTGGAACGCCAAGTACAGCTCTTAACTGAGCTGCTGTTACTAACTCTGGCATTTCATTTCCTCTCGTTTAGGGTGAGGGTGGCACAGGGGCGAACCACCCTCACGTTTATTTAATTACTGACTATGCAACCTTGAAGGTGTATGCGCCAGCAGCAATTTTTGTTGCAAGTGCGCCGTAACCGTAGTAAGACACGTCGATTTGACCTGTGTTAATTACGTTTGTGCGTAGGCTTAAGCGTGGGCTTTCGTACCAAGTGTAAGCATCTGGGTTGATTACATACATTGAGAAATCGCCTGAAGCTGCAACGTTACGAGATACATATAGATTCAATCCTGCTACGTTTCCAATTAAAGAAGTTGGTCCAACTTGACCAGCTGCGTTTTGTGGTTGTGAAGCATTATAGATTGGACGACCTGCGTCGTTGAATCCCATAATTGTTCCCCAAGCTGTTGGGGACACTAACAAGTTACGTGCAAACCCTAAAGAGTTTGAGTAAATGTCAGCTGCGCCGTCAGCAATAAAGTCTAGAAGTCCAGCTGCGTCAAAAGTACGATTTCCACCGTCAGTTGCTCCAGCTGCAATTCCGTTTACTACTGCAAGGTCAGTTGCTTTAGCATAAGCAAATTCCATTTGACGTACAAGTTCGTCAAAAAATGCAGGTGAAGAACGGTCTAACAATTCTACTGAGAATGTTTGTTGTCCTGCGTATTTTTTAACTGATACAGATACAAATGAAGATGCTGTGTCTGTTTCTGAAATTGCTGAACCTTCTGAAGCTTCTGCAACAGTTGGAGCAGTTGTAATTTTAGGAATTTCAAAAGTCATACCTGCTGGTGGCAAGGTAGCACGTGAAATTGAGTCAACTGCACCACGGTCTGCGTTAGCAATTCCGTTAATGATTTCTGTTGATTGTGGGGTTGGAATAAATCCTGCGTTGTTGGAAGTTGTGTCAGCTGCTAATACATATTGACGGCTGTCTTCGTTTCCAAGTGCTGCACGAATGTTGTGTTCTAGGTAAGAAGCTTTTGAAACAATTGGGCTTCTTGGTGCTGTG